ATGCCTAAACAGATCGTACCGCTGACCGAGCTGCAAGTCCGACGAGCCAAAGGTTCTGACCGTCCGTACAAGCTTGCCGACGGCAAGGGCCTCTATCTCCAGGTCATGCCGAACGGGGCACGCTACTGGCGGATGAAGTACCGATTTGACGGCAAAGAGAAAGTCGCCTCATTCGGCGTCTATCCCGAGGTGACTCTGGCCGAGGCTCGTGACGCCTGTCTCGCCGCGCGCAAGCAGTTAAGCACCGGCATCGATCCGTCGGCATACAAACACGAAGCCAAGCGCGTGCGTGCTCTGGTGGCGGCATCAACGTTCGAAATTGTTGCGCGCGAGTGGTACCAGTCGCAGAAGGGAGGCTGGACTGACGTCTATGCCGACAAGGTGATCAAATCACTGGAGGTGGACGCCTTCCCACGAATTGGGGCCAAACCGATCGCGGACATCGAGGCGCCCCACATGTTGGAAATCATCCGTGCGATCGAGGCGCGCGGTGTACGGGAGACGGCCAAGCGGGTCCTGCAACGATCCCGAGCAGTTTTCCAGTACGGAATCATGACTGGACGCTGCTCGCGCAATCCGGCCGCCGACATCGACGTTGAAACAGTTCTCAAGAAAGGTCCTGGCGTGCGGCACATGGCGCGTGTCAAACCGGTCGAGATACCGCAACTCATGCGGGACATCGCAGGCTATCAGGGCGATCTGGTGACCCGGCTGGCTCTTCGCTTCATGGCTCTGACATTCGTGCGCACCACCGAAATGATCAACGCGGAATGGACCGAGATCGATGAAAAAGCGGCCGAATGGCGGATTCCGGCGGAGCGGATGAAGATGCGAGACCCGCACATCGTGCCTCTTTCCAGACAGGCGCTCGAAGTCCTCGGCGAACTGAAAAAGCTGAATGGCGCAGAGAAGCACGTGTTTTTCAGCATTCAGGGTCGAACTCGCGGCCCAATCTCGAACAACACCATGCTGTTTGCCCTATACCGCATGGGATACAAGTCACGCATGACCGGCCACGGCTTCCGCGGACTGGCCGCAACGGTCCTGCGCGAACTCGGCTACAGCCGCGACGTCGTCGATCGACAACTGGCGCATGCCGAGCGCAATCAGGTGACCGCGGCTTATGTGCATGCAGAGTATCTGCCGGAGCGCAGGAAAATGATGCAGCATTGGGCCGATTATCTGACCGCAGCTAGTGCGTAAGGCCACCTAAGGCATATCGATCAGACCGCGCTTCCAATAAATACCCAACCGTTATGAAGGACTACTATGAAAATGATTGCGGTTATCTCGATCTGCCTTTCCCTATCTGCATGTGGAGGAGGTTCAGGAGATGCGTCTACACCTCCCAAGTTCACCACGTCTACCGGACCTCAATTGCGCCCGTGCGAAACGACGGGACCAGGCGCACCGCCGTGCCCAAGCTCCCAGACTACGGGAGGTGCGCTGTGATTTGCCACTTCGACCTGACCATTTTCGCGCTCGCCTGTTTTTTCGTCGCCATCGTGGGTCCCTAATCTGTTGAAGCTCTACGCCACTAGCGACATAGCCTCTTCAATACGCCGCGCGCACCAGGATTTCACGCATGTCCTGGTGAACCGCGGCTACACCACCATCAAGCCCGTGTATTTCCGCAGCAGCAAAATAGCTGATCTGCCGGTCTACCAATGGGCGTGGTGGGATAAGGCGACTGACGGTCAACTGCACCGCTGGCGAGAGCTAGGCGGCATCCTGATTGACCGTTACACGTTCTCCGACAAGGCAGGCGCGGCCGATGTCGTCGTTTTCGTAGAGTGCCCGCTGACAATGAAGCGCATCGAGCGGTCCATCATCAACACCGCAGAATATGCGGTGATCCCCCGGCCGCACACGTGGCGCGTGCACGAGGAATGCATCGAACTGCGCACACCGCCCGCGGATCGCCTGCTTGACCTGTGGAAGATCTGCCGCGGCGCGCGCCTGACAGACGCCGAACTGGCCCAATCCTCGGGCATACCGAAGCAGCACGTCATGTACATGCGCAAGAGTCTGAAGCCGGCGGAAGAGTGGGCCATCAAGCCTCGCCTCGCGCCGGAATTCGCCGGCTTCCTGGACGCGTGGGAATGGATCGGCGCCGGTCGCGTTGTGAGCAGGAAAGACGCGCGCGCCCACAAGGCGGCTATACGGGAAATGGCGCGCCTCGGCCACATAGCGCTTGAGAAGATTCAGCAATACCCGACGGATGAACCGGACTGGCAGAAGCTGGAAAAGAAGCGGGCCGCCGCTATTGCGGATCTGGCCGCAGTTCGATCACTGGTTGAGACACTTCCCGACCATCTTCAAACGTGATCGTCGTCTGACGGACCTGTTTAATGCGCGGCGCGTTCAGGTGATACAGCTGGTTCAGTTCGCTCAACGCGTTTTCTATCTCACGATCGCCAGCAGCAGCCGGCGCGCCGCCGCGCAGCGAGATCGCAGCCTGAAGCTTGACCTTCGCCATCGCGGCGCTTTCCTTCGGGTCCATCGTTGCCAGGCTGTGCAACTCCTCCAGACCAACTACCCGATACGCTCGCGTGAGGTCCGCCAGTTCGCTCTCGAACTGCTCGTTGCTCATGCGTGAGTACGCAGGATCGACCTTGACCTTCTCGACCGCCGCGGCGAATCCCTGAAGCTCAGCGGATGCACGGATATATCGGTCCAGTTCCTGAGCCGTGCAATCGAGCGTGGAGGATGCCAAGAAAATGTCGCCCTTCGCTTCGATGAGCGCTTCCTTGATACTGGCTTCGGAGATCATCCCGGCACGTAAAGAGCGTCGCATCGTCTTTCCTTATGTCACTCCAGCAGTCAAAACAAACTTCACGACCACACAAGCCGCACGCCATGTCAGTACCCCAAGCCTTTCGCGTAGCCCATGCGCTGGAGCTCGGGCAATTGCTTCTGTAGCCGGCCAATGCCGATGTCCGTCCGGTAAAACGGGCTATTGGGAATTTTGATCTTCTTGATGGCGCTGTAGGCGCTGCGGCGAGCGCCCGTGATCGTCTCGCCTGTACCCGTGCAGATCAGCACATAGTCGCCGGCCGTCACCGGGCCCGGCAGTTCCACGACCTTTCCGTTCACCTCGCGCGGCGCTACTCCCATCATCACTTCCGAGTAGTGAATATGATTCATGTCCTCAGCGCCATAGATCGGGATACCGCACAGTTCCTTGTTCGTGATCTTCGAATATGGGAAGTCAGGCAACGCCATCAGCACCGAAACGCAGACCTCATCCATGCGCATTTTCAGCGTGTCGCGGCCGTTCAGCTTGTCCACCATCCATTGAGCAGGGTCACCCTCAATCAGGGCGGTCAGGTTGTGGCGGATCGGCCATCCGTCGCGCATGGTCCACTCAAGCGGAAAGGGGCCCTTGCCGTCGGTCGGAATCATGCAGTTCACGTCCACGTAGCCGACATAGCCGATGCGGTGCAGATGCTCGGTCGCGGGCTTCAGCACCTCCTCGGCCAGCTTGGACTGCTTTACGACCCGTACTGTCGTTCCCATCTCGCCGGTGTTCACGCCGAGATCGCCGTTCATCAGCTTCTTGTTTTCCCAATTCTCGATCCAGCCTTTCGACCAGCCGCCAGGGCCAAAATAGCCACCCACGGCCATCTCAATGCCGTCGATCTTCTCCTGCATGATGAAGCCATCCGCGCGCGCCGCCGCACGGTACTTGTCGATCTTCTTCCAGCGCTGCAGCATGTACACCATATCGGCCGCGCTGCTCGACACGTAGGACATCGCGCGCTCACCGTCGCCGGACGGCTTGGACACGAACGGCTTGCATTCCTTCTTCACATAGGCGATCGCGGAATCGTAGTCGTGGAACGTCTTGCCCGGGATGATGCGCATACCGCACTCTTCCATCACCTTCTGCCCTACTTCCCGATCCAGTTCCCACTCGACGGCCGCGAGGTTGCACCCGAAGATCGGATAGCCGATGCGGCGATACGGCTCGAGCATGTCGAGATAGTGCGTGTTGTCGGGCGTGTAGATCAGGTCGGCCCAGCCGATCCATTTGCGCCGCAGTTCATCGTAATTGCGGATTTTCCGCACGATGCCCTCGCCCGCGTGACGGTCCGAACCGTCCGCACGAGGCTGGTCGTACCACATGACTTCATGGCCCCACTCTTGGCAGCGCATCAACCAGTCGAGGCAGTTAGAGCCGACGTCGATCGCGAGAATTCTCATTGTTGTGGCCCCTGGCTCTGTGCAAACCGGGAGCGCAGCGCGCCGATGGCGGCGTTACGTGCAGCCGGCGTACTGGCAGCGTAAGCGTTTCTCAACAGTTCCCTGCCGGGCTCCGTTAGAAGCGCCCGCGACGCGATGTAGGGCGTAATGACGGAAGCCGCAGCAGCCACCGGATGAGCGAGCGCGATCGCCGCGGTGCCGAGCATATGCCCGGCTGCCGTGGTGCCCGACGGATTGGCGCCGGTTCGATCTCCTGCTCTCGCCATCGTGTCGGTGGCGTCAGCGATCTGTCTTATCTCGCGCGGAGTGAATCCCATCTCCCGCAGCTTCGGCTGCACCTTGTCGAGTTCGCGCCGGAACTTCGCGAACGATATGGGCGCGGCACCTGGCACATCGTTTCGTGCCGACTCCAGACCATTCAGGAGTACAAACGCCTTGGACTGCTGCAGGACATCCGGCGCGTGCCGTCGCAGGATTGTCGTGACGCTCCGCGCTTCGCTGGGCGTCATGTTCAGATAACGTTTAGCGATCGCCTCAGGCGCCTTCGTCGATGCTGTTTGACCGCTGAATGCAGCGTCTGTCACGTCCTCGCCAAGCAGTTTTCCAAGCGCGGAACGCTCGATATAGCTGATCGATTGCGACGCGTTGGCGTAGTTCTGGTTAGCGCGGCGCAGCGCCTGTGAGATCGGCGTGTTGGCGTTGCTTGCCGCGTCGAAATCCTGATTGATTGCACCGAACAGACGGCGGGCCAGCAACTGATTCGCGTTCGGATCGATGTCGGAAAAGACGTTACCCGTTCGGCGCGCGGCATTGCCCCATGCGCGGCGGGTTCTCATCGCGTCATCGACGGTTGCCGTTCCCTGTCCGGCCAGAGCTTCGCGCATCTGCCGAGCCTGCGCAGCTATCCGCGTCGCATCGCCTGCGGGAACGTTCTGGTTTTCCGCGATGATCCGGTCGAGCGTGTTCAGCGTGTTGCTGTAACGGATGACCGGCTGGTTTCCGGCGATGCGCCTGACTTCACCATAATCACGTGCTGCCTGCGCATCACGGGCCGTGTCGATCCGTTGCACGGCATCGTTGTAGGCGGAGCGTAGACGCATGCCGGCCTGCTCCGCGTTCCCCGATGCGCCCTGCACCTGGCCTGCCAATTCGTTCACACGGTTCACAGCGGCCTGTGCCTGCGCAAGTTCGTCGGCGTTAGCCGTGCCGCGGGACGGGAAAAGTTCGCGCAGGCGATTCTCGATCGACGTCAGCGACTTGCTGCCGGTTTCCTGTCCGAGCGTGAGAGGGATTCCAGACGCTTGTGAAGCGCGGCCTGCCTCGCTGGGCGGAGGCGGAATGCTTCGCTCCGCGCCGCCGATCATGCCACCCGCGGCGCCGCCCAGCATTGAGCCCGCAATCTGCCCCAGATAGCCGCCACCCATTTCACGCGCCGCCTGACCGCCGAGACCTGATCCGATGGCGGAACCAATACGCGGCAGCACGCTGGACGTGCCGCCCGGAAGCACAGCCGACGGGCCTGCTTCCAGGCCGGCCGCTGCATAACGCTGAGCGGTTGTGCGGGGCTCAGCACTAGGCCCAATCGATCCAATCTGAGCGAGTTTCTGCTTGATCCAGTCCGACCCGCCAACAGGGGAATCGGTCTGCTTCAGGTGCGCGCCGAACAGATTGGCGATGCCCTTGGTGCCTTCAATCGCGGAGTGAGCCAGATCGACCGGAAGTCCCGCCACGTCAGCCACGCCTTTACTCAGGTTGCCGCCGATGAATCCTGCAATGCTTTGCGGCGGCTCAGCAGGCTTTGATGCAGGCGCAGCAGTGCCGCCCGGCGCTGGAGATGGAGCGCCAGCACCATTCGGTCCGAGGCGCTGTTGCAGGATCAAAAATGCCTGTTCTTTCGTGGCGCCATCGGGACCCTCTACATCGTATGTCTTGCCTTCGGGCGAGGTGAACGTGAACTTGGGCATTTAATGCTCCGTCACGGACCAGCCGGAAGGGATGCCGCCGGCAGACTCGCCGCCCTTTCCTGCCATGCGATCGCGCTGCGATTTTCGAACGTCTTTCGGCGCCTGGAGAGCCGCGTCCATTTCCTTCTGAAGCACCGACATAACCGAACGGTACTGCTCCTGAGTCTGCGCGGTCGAGAGAACCTCCCGAGCATGTTCCTTGTCGTGGACGGTCGGAGTTCCTGTCGGGCTGATCGCGCGCGCATAGGTGTTGATGAACGTATTGTTCGCAGCACCGAATGCCACGATGTTCGGGTCGCCCGTGTTCGTCTGAGCCGCCTGCAATGCCTTGTTGACGGGGACGAACTGCGTGCGCGGAATCTTCTCGGACAGATCGAGCGCAATCTGGCTCGTCTTCTTCGCTTCGTTTGCAGCGAGTTCGACGTTAGCCGCGCGGGTGCCGGCCGTGCGTGCAGCCGCCTTGTCGCCCTGGAACTGGGCGTTGCCGGCAGCGATGTCCGCACCGCCCTCGCCGCGTTCCTTAGCCATACGCGCGACTTCCTTGCGGATCGCAACGATGTTCTGTGCACCCTGAACGCCGCGGCCCAGGTTCTGATAAACAGAGGTGTCCCCTGCCAGCGCCTGTTCGGCCAGAACGCGAACGGTGTCGGGGTCAAGTTTCGCATCAGGGTCGCCAGCGTGCTTCATCTTCGCTTCCTGAACCCGGAAGGCGAACATCTCGCGCTGGAGAGCGACGGAATCCTGATGCGCCTGCATGCGCTCCTGGATGCCGAGCCGGCGATCTTCGGATGCCTGTTTCGCCGCATCGATGCGCGCCTGGAGCGATTCTCTCTGCACGCCGAGTTGCTGCAACTTCATTTCATTGTTGAATTGGGCCTGCAGATGCGCAGCCTGCTGCTTTGCCTGACTGTCGAGCACCGGCTGTAGCTGCTGCAATCCCGCCATCAGATCAGCGCCGCTCAATCCCTGATCCTGCAACACCTTAACCGCGCCCTCAAGCGTGAGAGGACCACCGCCGCCCTGTTGCTGAGGAGCAGGAGACGGCGGAGCCGGAATCGATGCTGGGGACGCCGCCTGCGCAGGAGATGCGCCGGTCGGCATCGGGCGGAACGGCGGGATCCCTTGCTGAGGAATTGATCCGGAGGGAGCGCCAGAAGGCAACGGCGGAATACCGGTTGGTCCAGACATCGGGCTCGACGGCATGGGCGAGCCTTGCGGCTGCATGCCCTGCGGGCTCTGCATAGGCTGAGTCGGTTGCGCCGGCTGCGATGCCTGCCCAGGCGGCGGCGGAATCTGCTGCGATTGCTGTTGGCCTGCAAGCAGACCAGGAAGCGCGTTACCTGCCGCAGCTAGTGCCGCCTGCTGGCGCTGACGGTCCTGTTGCTGCTGCTGGAACGCGGCCATCTGCATCGCCGCCTGCTGCCGCTGGATGGTCTGCTGCTGGGCCTGCTGTTCGTATTGAAGGAAGTAAGGTAGTCCTGAGATTCCTGCCATGTCGGCTCCTTACATGGTGAAGCCGTAGCTATTGCCGCCGCCCGAGTAATACGGGCTGGACGTGAACGCGCCGCTAAAGTCGCCTCCACCGAAGGAACCCGTGGTTCCGCTGCCAAACATGCTGCTCCATCCACCGTTGTTCTGAACGGCGTTCCCGATGCCCTGAATGCCTTGCGACACCAGGCTTCCAGCAGCGCCAGCACCTTGCGCCTGCGTCTGGTACGGGACGGACTGCGCTCCCTGACCGTAATTCATATAAGGGATCGTCTGCGCCTGAATCGACTCTGCGGGCCCGTACACATTCGAATTCAGGTACGAACCGTAAGTGTTGGCGAGTTGCCCCGGGGTTGCCGCGATGGTCTGCGCGGTCTGATACGGAAGTTGCCCCGCCATCAGCTGATAGCCCGGTGCCGCAGCTGCTGCCGCTTGTCCTGATTGTCCGTACTGACCAGCAACGCCGGCCGCCTGGCCGTAGCCCTGCAGTCCCTGTAAAGCACGGGAAAGCTGGTTGTTCTGCCAGTCAATATTGAAGTTCGACATCGCCTGATTAGCGACACCAGCGCCCGCGGCCGAAGAGCCGAGACCGTACATGGAATTCGTCGCGCCGGTCTGATCTTGAAGCTGTTGCGCGGTCCGGTTGTACAGCGCATTCTGAGGATCAAGCCCGAGGTTATAGACGTTCTGACCGGCCGCCAGCAGGGAATTTTGAATACCGAAGTCCTGATTTGCCTGACCGTTGAACAGCCCTACGAGATTTCCATAGCCATTCGCCGCAGCGTTGGCGGCGTTCTGGTACTGAGGACCATACTGGTTCGCAGCATTGATGCCGGCCGTTTCGGAGCCGAGAGCGATCTGATTCTGCGGATTGGCGTTGTCGTAATACGTGCCTTGCAGGCTCTGCAGCAAGCCCTGCCACGTTTTATCCGCGTCTTGCAGCCCCGTCGGGACGTAATAGCTGCTCGGGCCACCGCCGGATCCGCCGGAAGTCGACGGTGACATTGCACTCGACACCGCGGCGCCCGCAACCGATGCTCCAACAGCAGCAGCGACACTCCACGGCATAGGTCACCTCTTGATCAGTACTTCATCGATTTTCTCGGGATTAGCGACTTCAGTCGCATGGACACAAAACCAGACAATGTCCGTAAGTGCCCTGATGCTATGTTTTTTTCCCGCCTTGATCTCGATGACGCACGGCCCGTGATGGACCGACATTTCACCGTCAAGGTCGACGACTACCGATCCCGCTCCGAGGATGCCAAAATGATCGTAGATGTGTTCATGCGTCTCGACTTCCTGCCCCCTGCAAAGGGGGGCTTCGCGCACATAGACGCCCGCCGAGAAGTGGTGTTTGATCGCCGTGGCGGACACGTATGGAGCAAGGGCCTGGATCATAAAGACGCTCACCGCTCGCAACGCAAACAGATAATCAACGTCATCCGGTCGTCTGGTCCGTCGTTCACGACCTCATGCTCCTTCGTGTTATCGAAGTACCAGACCTCGCCCGGCGCCATAGCTACGCGCTCATCCTCAACCCGGTTCACGCATTGCGGGTTCGACTGCAACACGACATAGAGTTTCGTGTTGTAGTAGTTCGCATGCCAGCCGTCATCAACGTGTGGCTCGATTTTCCCGCCCGGCGGAATCTTCGTAATCATCACGCCGCCGAGACGCACGGCGCAGACCCGCGCCATCATCGCGTAGACGATGGGCCGCACGCTGGGTAGAAGGTGCCACTCCGGGTAAAAGATCGCGTCGTGCTCATCGTTAAACCCGGTGTAGTCGCCCTTCTCCTTGAACGGCTTCTCGTCGTTGTACCGAAGCCAGATGTCGGACATTTCCGCGTGAGGGGTTCCGGGCGCTTCCTTGCGCGCGCGATGGCGATTCCAGAGTTTCGGCTGGCGGGCTATTTCGAGCAGGACCGGAGCCGTATCGATGCCAGCAGCAATCTTGACGAGGTGCTTCATTTCGCGGCGCCCTTGATGCGTTCAGCCACATGCAGACCGCCAAGGCCGAGCATGCCGAGCGTGAGCGTGGACAGTTCGCTCATGTCCATTTTCGACAGTACGACAGGATGGCTCATGAACACGGCCGCCGCGCTCAGGATCGGCTCAAGCACGTAGTTCCAGAAGTAGCCGGCGACGCAGACCCATCCGAGGCCGCCACGCCAGTGCTGGAGCGGATCGCTGCTTTGCGCTTCCACCTGGTTGATTTGCATCTGGCCGGTGATCTGCGCGAGTTCGCCGGTCTGCTGAAGCTGGAGAAGCTGGAGCTTCGCAGCGTTCGCCTGAGCCGGGTCCGGCCACAGACGATCGATGATGCCGCCGACGACGTTTGACACTGCGGTGATTGGATCAAGGGCTGCCATCATGCGGCTCCTTTAATGAGGTTCCCGGCAATGCGGTTCACCCAGCCATGACCGAACGATGGCCACGTGGGAAGATTGCCGAGGTATTTGAGTCGATACGCAAGGAAACGCATCACAATCTGTCGCGCGTCCGCCTTGTTCACTGCCGCGATGGTCACTGGACCGATATGCCCGTCTGCGTCGACACCAGCCGCAATCTGCAACCACGTCGCCGGCTTGCCGCCGTTGTACGCTGCATCGAACACCTGGAACGCGACGCGCGGGTCGAACTGGTCGCAGTAGTACGGATCCCAATAGACCATCTTCGCGATCTGCTTCGCGACCGACTGCGGCAATAAGCGCATGTCGCCCATATAGCCGTTCGCGCGCGCCACGCGGGACGTGATGCCCCACATGGTTTCGCCGCCGGGATCAGCGGGATTATTCGAATAGCCGCCTTCGTTACCCATCAAGGCGACGAAGGCGTCATCGAACGAACTCACAACTTGCCCACCGCCTGCAGGATCGCAGTGACCTTTTCGTCGGTGACCTTGGTTGTGTCTTCGATGATTGTCATGATGGTCGTCTCGATGCCTGCCAAGCCCTGAGCCTTACCGTGCAGATCGACGAGCGCGGCGAGCTTCTCAGGTACCGAGCGCGCGTCCGCGACGATCGCATTGAATTCACTTTCGATTGCTGACCAGATGCTCATCACCCATCTCCTTACAGGAATTTTTTGAAGCCACCGCCCGCGCCGTATGCCGCGAGTCCGATAAGCGTGTAGAGAATCACCCTCCAGACGAGACCGAGAACACCGCGGCCCACGTTAAGCTGGAACTTCTGCGTGATTCCCTTCTCGATCTGCTCCGCGATGGCCCTTACATCGGCCTCGGTCAAAGTGCGCTTATCGTCCATTTTTTTCCCCGTGTTTGAAGTCTTCAGATTGGCATTGGCGGAGGCGCTGGCGGCGCAATGAAATCCGTGCCGTCGAACGTGTATCCGGGGCCGCACGAGACCCCGTCCGCGATCTCGACGACAGTTGCGCCGGCTGGCGGCGTCCACTGCGCTGACCCGTCCCACAGGATCACGTTCGCGACTACCCCGTTTTCAATGATCGCGTAGCTGCTCATGTTTCACGTCCTCGATGGGTGGCCGCTGTGCCGGCCGCACTGCTGAATTCAGAACGTCCTGACGTTGCGTGATCTCGTTGCGCGCTGATTCGACGGCTGCCTGAACGCCGCGCGCGTGGCGCGAATTCTCGACAAGCAGCAAAGGAAGCCACGTAACCGCACAGCCCCACTGATCGACCGGATTGCCGGTCTGCGGATGCATGCCGAGCATGTGCGTCCAGAACGTGCACCCGGATTCGATGCACGGCTTTTTAATGAGTGGGCATTTTTGATTCATGATTTCACCGCGATCATCATCGTGATGTACTGGAATTTCGTCGTGATGTTGTGGTTGTGTCCACCCCCGCCTCCGGTCCCTGCATCGGTGCCCACTGAGCCGCCGCTAAAGTTACCGGCCGAGGCAGCGCCCGACTGAACTCCGCTGCCGGTTATCGCAGCGACGTTGTGCGTGTGGCCCGGTATTTCTGAGACGGTCAGGACGTGAAGGTCGGTGAACCAGCCGCTCGACACGAACGACGAATAGCCGGCGCCGGTGCTGACGATGCCGCCGCCAGTCGCGCCATACAGACACGTGTGGTTCGTGATGGTCGTATCGATCGTCCAGCCAGTTGGCGCCGCCGCCTGGTGAAACGCCATACGGGTTCCTGCGGGCGCTGCGAGCGTCCCAGTCGTCACATATGATCCCGCCGGCTGGGCGTTGGAGTTCACCTGGTTGACGATGAAATTCAGGTCCGCCATGACCTGAGAGGCATCGGCAGTCGTACCGTTTGCCAGGGTATTAGGTAGAGAACCGATGATTGACATGATTTACCCTTGATTCATATAACCGGTGTCCTGATACCGGGCAAAGAAGGTGCCGATCGAAACGGAATTAACCGGCGTCACGGTCACGTCTATGGACATCTTCTGGAACACAAGCGCGGCGGGCCACGGGATCGTGTAGACGTGAGGGATGCTGACGTTGGACGACCAGTTAGCCGCCCCCCAGTTGAACGCTCCCCACTTGGATCCCGACGACGGCGTCTGGATGAACGTCGTTTGAAGCGTCGTTCCCTGATCGTCCGTCGCCGTGATGTTGAAGTTCACCGGATTGCCCGTCGACGCGAGTTCAATCGTCGACTCCACAACCTGAACTTCGGCCATGTGTCCCGTCTTCGGGAAATTCGATGAGCGCAGATGACTCACCATCGCCGTGCCAGCGTCAAGATAGGTGCTATTCGACGTTGGAATCGTCGTGCTCACGAAGAGCGCGGCACCCTGCGCGGGAGACGACAGAACGAAGGAGTTTCCGAACTGCGCGGCACAGTCATACGGAAATGAATGCGGGCCTGTCCAGCGCTTCCTGCGGATGTCGTACCAGTAATCGTTGGTCTGCGTCTGTCCCAGGATCAGGGTAGGCACGCAGACCCGATAGATGTTGCCAGCGAACGCGGCGGATACTCGAGTCGGCTCCGTGCAGTTCTGAAACGGCACCTGAAGATCCGCGGGGAAGTCGGTTCCCGGTCTGCTTGAGAGTGGAACGAGCGTGCCGAGGAAGTTCAGGATGTACGGCGCGTCCAGCCCTGCGAAGAAGATGCCGAACGGTCCCTGAACGACACTGCGCGGCGAAGAGCATCCCGTCGTGAGCGTGATGTAATTCAGCGCGAGATTGTTCGTAGTCGTGTCGCCAGTCAACTGCCAGATCTGCGACGCCTTGAAGATCACAAGCGCACCGATCACGCCGGCCGACGTCGTCTGCACCGGTAATCCAGAGAATGCGGTAATTGGCGTGGTGTCGCCAACTGTCACCGACTGCGTTGCGTTGGTCCGCGTCGTCGGCACCAGAACATCGCTGAAATAGTCAACGTTGCCCACCGCGAAGTGAGCGCGGTTGTTGTAATTGGCGACAGCCGTCGGGACGCCAGGGAGCCCATTCGTCGCCGTATTCGCCGACGACCACGCCGGCGCGGCCGGGTTGCTGATGTCGATCACACCGAAGAAGTTAGTCCCGGTCCCGCTGAATCCCGGATGCGTGACGATAATCTTCGTGCTGATCACCGCCATTGTGGGCGGCGTCCATGGTCCACTGGTTGCAGGCGAGGTCGGCGTATTAGCTGACGTCACGCCGGAAATCGTGATGAATGTGTTCGTGACGATGTTGTAGGCGAACGGCTCGTCATGCCCGGCATTACGCCCACTCGACACCATGCCGTAGGCAACATTGCCGACGACGATAAACACGGACACATAGGTCGGCGTAGTGAATCCGGAAAAGGTGGTGTCGGCCGCTCCTACACCTGGCCGCGACACGACAAGTTCAGGATTGCCTTGGTCAAACACCAGATTCGAGAGCAGTTCGCAAGCACCCGGAAAGGCATCCGTCGCGTCGAATGCATCACAGATACCTTTCGGCGTAAAGCGAACCGGCTTGCCGTTCCGAATAGCCATGTCCGCTCCTAGTCTGTGATCTTCGTAGGCTTGAGCGTCCGGTTTGAATGGAAGCGCCGCGGGTCGAGCCGCACAGATTTAACGACCGCCTGCTCATCACCTTCCATGATCAGATGCGTGCGCAGCATGTCCATGCACTGAGCACGGAGCGATTCCTGCCGTGTGTCATCCGACTCCGTCATCAACTCCACTGCGGTCGCCTTGATCAGGTACTGCTGATCAGGAAACCACGGGATGACAGTTGACGTCTCTGGAGTGGCGATGTCCGGCTGCTTCACCATGTATCGATGGGTCAGCGTGATCAGGCCGGAAGACTGCGGATAGATGTACAGGTCGCCGGCTGAGTTGGCCGCCTGCGCGCTCGTTTCGTCGAGCAGCGTCGTCATGAACTCATACGGATAGTTCGCGATCGACGGATCCTTGAATTCCTGGTCCCACTCTTCGATGGAAATCGGATGCAGGAAATACGGCAGGTTGTTCTGTTGAAAGAACAGGTCATACGTGCGCAGGTAGTTCAACGGGAGCGTGATCGGCCCGTAATTGTTCGCCTGCACCGTGAGGAATTCGGTTACGCGGTTGATCTTCAGGTCGCGATGCAACCAGAGATCCTCCAGGACCATGTTCAGATAGATGCCGCCCTGCTGGATGAAGCCGGGACACTTGGCAATCGCGCAAGCACGCGCGACTATCTGCTGGGCCTGGAGGTATGCCATCAGGCCGCCTTGCGTGCTTCGTCGATCTTCGTACGAGCCTTTTCCAGTTCCTTCTCAATCGTCTTGATCTGAGTCGGATAGTTGCTCATGCTCGCAGTCTCCTGACTCGTCAGGGAACTTTTCTTCTTCCTGCGCTCAAGCAGATCAACATACGCGGCTTCGATGTCGGCTTTCGTCTGCGCGAGCATCTTCATTTTCTCTTCGAGAACCGGAATTTCGAGGATGCGCTGTTGACGTGCCAGCGATTCACGGCAGATGTCCATACGATCATCGAGCGATTCTTTCGACTCGTTGCCGTACAGATAGCCGCTCACCGACAGTTGCGCGCCATTGGGCGCCGGCAGCGTGATCGAAAAATTACCGATTACCGGCGTTTCCAGTTTTTCTGTCATGGTTCCTCTTATGCGCGGCGATCGCCACCGCGCAGGACCTTATCCTGCGCGCGGCGGAACATGTTTTCATTGGCCCCCATGATGTTGTTCTCATGGTCCCAGGTGCGAGCAACGATCTCCTTCACGGAGCGCAGCAGATCAGTGCCCAGCTTGTACGTCTGACCGTGGTAGTACGGGAATCCGTTGATCTTGATTTCCGTTCCACCGGACGGCGACAAGTCGATCCGGTACCACCAGAGGTCATCGCCGTCTTCATTCTTACCGGCCGGACGTTCGACGACGCCGGTCGTGAAGATCGCCGATTGAGCCTGCGCGGAAAGACGTGCCGATTCTTCTTCGGCGAGATCCTTCGCGGCGGTCGATTTCGCCAGCTCCGCCTCAAGCTCCGCGATACGGGCTTTTAGCGAACCTTCCGAATCCGCCTTGAGCAGATCGTCGCCGTTCGAAGAGCCCCCCTCGGGGAGGGGCTTGTTTTCTTCTGTCGGATTACGCGGTGGCATCAACTACTCCTTAAGCCTGCGTGCCGGCGCTGTAACCTGCGCTGAATGCCGATCCGCATTCGACCCGCGCGAGGAACGCCTGGTTGAGAATGATCGAGCCGTAGAAGACCTTCCACGACACGACGCGGGTCTGGTTCAGCGGATCCGATTTGTCGGCGCCCGTCAGGTAGTGGAACTCGGGGTTTTCGAGCAGAACCTGACCGTAGCTGTGATTGCCGATGTAGATCACCGGGTACACCGACACGCCCGTTGCCGGAGCGGCCGGAGGCGTTTGCGTGGCGCCAACACCCGTCACCGTTACCGTCTGGTTCGGCTGAAGTTGGGTCGCCTGGCCAGCGTAGACACCGGTCACCGGCACGCCATTACCGACAGCAGTGGCGAGGTTCGACGGGTTGGCCGTAGTGCCGATGTAGATGTTGAACACGTAGCCAGCAAGCTGCGGCAACACGACCGAGATGGAACCCGTCGGGCCCGTAACTGCGATCGAGTTGGACACCTGGTAGATCTGCTGCTCCACCGACGTCTGAGCCGGTGCTGCGGTGACCTGGACGAAATAGTTGCCGGTCGCAAGCTGGCCGCCCGATGCAGACGCCGTGCCTTGGATGGCTGCGACGCCAGTCCAGAAGGGAATCATGTTCGATTCGACGAAGCGCGTACCGCCGAATGCGCCGAGTTCGTTGTTGTACAGGCGATTGATGTCGCTGTAAGACCATGCCGTCGCGACGGTGCTGTTCTCGCGCATGTCTTGCGCCGACAGCGGATGAATCAGACCGACATAGTGCTGCATGACGGCCGGCGTCCTCGAAGGATCGCGGTATGCGCCCGCTTCGATCATCATGTCTTCGCGCTCGTCGCCCTGGAAGCGCGGCACGCCGTAGGTCAGGAACGAACCGACGACGCGGTTGTTCTCGTGCGGCGTCATGACGTCGGTGTTCAGGAGGTTCGCGCGGCTAGTCTTGCCGTTCGCGTAGTTCACCTGAGTCGTCGACAACAGCGTGTTCATCGTGTTGCGTTCGAGCGTTTCAGGAAGCTGCAACCCGACGAGTTCGCACGCTTGCTGGAAAAGCGGATGCTTGATGGTGAGGTTCGCCACGTCGGTGATGATGACGCGGTCGCCCCACTGCTGCGCGGTCGCGGTGACCTGTTGCAGCGTCATCGCTTCGCCCGGAGGCGCTACGCCTTCCTGAAGTGGTGCATACGGCAACGGCAAGCGCAGATAGCGTGAAGCCGTGTACGTAGTGCCGCGGTTCGTGTCGAGCTTGAGCGGCTTACCGAACTGGTACGCGACAAGTTGCTTGCGCGCGAGCGGCTCAACTTCTTCCTGAATGTACGCTTCGACGTCGGCGGTGAAGCTAGACGACTGATTCGTCACACCCGGGAACAGGAGGCCCAGCAGAAGGGCCAGTTGGGTTGTCATCATGGTTTCCTCTTGCTGGTTGGTCAGATGTTCATGTTTTCAAGACGAGCACGACGCTTGTCCTGTTCGGTATTGCCGCGGCGGCTCGACACGTCGGACCGCGCGTTCGGCGCGCGCCCCCGTGGAACTTCTGCGGCCGGAACCTTCGCTTTCGCCTTCGGCTTGAGCTTGCCGTCGGCGATGTCCTTGCCGAGCATGTAGTAATAGACCGACTCGCGCGAAGCGCTTCTACCTTGCGCGCGCTCCTGTGCAATCGCTTCCTCTACCCGGTCCGCGTACTTGGCGCGCCGCGGGTCGCTGTTGAACTTCGATTCGAAGCGCGTGCGGTCCATCAGGTCGGACGCTTCCATGCGTGCACGCTGGGCTTCCAGCTGCGTCTGACGGAGCGCCCGGTTCGCCTGGATCTGCCAGCGCTCCATTTCTGACGTATCCGCTGCGCGGAGCCGTTCCTCTTCGCGCTGAAACTCGGGATCGACAGGCGGCGCCGTCTGCGATACGCGGCGCATTTCCTCGTCACGCAGGCGGCCACGTCGCTCAACCTCTGCTTCGAGACGTGCGAGTCGATCGGCTTCGTTGCCGCGAGCACTGGCCGCTGGCGTGTCTTCGACGAGGTCGAATTCCAGATCCGCGAGACCGCTGTCGTCTGCGCTTTCGTCAATCAGTGCGCCAGTGTCGCCAGCATCGTCGCTCGCCGCACCGTCATCGTCGCCGACACCCGGAAACAGAAGACCGAGAAGGCGCTTGAGGAGTTTGTTCATTCCGCTTCCTTACGCGTTACCTGCGCCGACGGCTTGAATCGTCGCCGTTGTCGCGCTGGTGATAGTGACGACGAAGTCGCGCCACACCGTAGTGGCGATCGTTGCCGTACCGCTGACGGTCCAGCCCGTGTTCGTCGTGACAGTGATGGTTTGGGTCGTGGCAACGTTGATGATTCGAAGCTGCCAGGAAAGTCCGACCGGCGAAGACTGAACGGTGGCCGGAAGAGCGGCGATCAGGTTCGCGACTGTCGGCAGAGTTGCGGCAACGCCTGCGCCGGCCGTGCCCGTGAACGCCAGATAGACTTGCGCAGCACCGCAGATTTCGGTGGCGGCAAGAGTTTTCGAGGCGGTCGCGGCATCTGCGTTATAGATCACTTCCTGAAACGGATTGATGCCGAGGATCGCGTTGTTCAGGCCGACCTGATCCGGCAGAGCGCCGTTCATTGTCAGGTTGGGATTCTGGCCGGGACCGATCGCCGGAAAGACGAGTCCCATCAATACGGCAATACGGTTTTTGCGCACAATGTTCTCCTGAACAGGGTTGCGAGTGTTTTACAAATATTTCCTGCGCGCAGCAACGACTATGCGTACTCCAAAACAATAATCAGACCGGCTGCGCCGTTACCGCCAGCTTGAGCAGCGCCGCCATTTACAGAAATCGCACCGCTACCACCTGCTCCTTTTGTCGTGGCGGCTTGTCCCGCTGCAGTGGTCGACACCTGACCCTGTCCGCCCGCACCGAACGAACTCGACGCGCCATATCCGGAGACCGAATCGCCAATACCAAAGTTAAAGGCCAAGCCGCCAGCGGCTCCTGTCGCATTCAAAATGGAACCGCCGGTCGCTATGCTGCTCGGCCCCTGGTTGCCGATTACTGCCGGTGACGTCGCCGAGCCGGCCGCCTGCCCACCTATCCCTCCAGGGCAACTGATCGTTGCGCCGAATGATGTCGTGCCGCCGTTTGAGCCATTGTTTATTCCCGCTGCGCCACCATTCCCACCAGCGCCGATCGTGATGGTTGCGCCAGAGAAACCGCTGGTAAGACGACCCTCGGCATATGCACCAGCACCGCCGCCTTGCCCAACTGCTACCTGACTGGCTGAGGATGCTCCTGCGCCGCCGCCACCGCCCCCACCGCCTTGCGCTCGGACAACTACGCTGTTGGTTCCAGTCGTCGGCGTATAGGTGCCGCTCGACGTGAAAACCTGAACGTTGATCAGTGCGCCGGTCGGAAAACCGAATACCGGATCAGCTGCAGCACCGGCGCTGATCAAAGCCTGTCCAGCCGTAGCTGGTGCGGCGAACGCAACGTTAGACGTACCCTCTCCCAGCATCACAGCATGCGCAGTGAGAGTTGCAAGTCCGGTACCACCGCCGTTGACGCCGGTGATACCGAAAGCGGGATCAGCGCTCGCACCGCCGCTCACCAGTGCCTGCCCTGCTGTGCCTGCGGTTGTCTGGTTGACTGCCGCAGTTCCCTCGCCGATCAGCACGCCATGTGCGGTCAGAGTCGCGCGGCCGGTACCGCCTGACGCGACGCCGATTGCTGTCGACACTGTGAAGCTCGTCGCACTGAATGCGCCGGTATGCGCCCACGCACCCGATCCACTATTGGAGGTGATACCGCTGATGCCGGTCGCCTGACCGCCGGTAATCGCCAGCGCGTTAGTGAATGAGGTGAAAGCATCGTTCGCAAAGCCGATCGCGAGAACCGTCGATCCCCACGTCATGAACGCGTTTTTGTTGTTTGCACTGCGGATAGAGTCGATGAACTGCACAGTCGGGTTAGGACTGTTGTAAAGTTGGGTGCCGGTCGCGGCGACACCTGGCACCGCGCCACCGCTTGCGAAAGCGCTGGTGAACGATCCAGTTGATCCGCTGATCGGCGTGTTCGAGATCGATCCGCCAGTGATCGCGACGGCGTTAGCATTCTGATTCGCCATCGTGCCGGCCGCGACGCCGTTGACCTTCGAGACCGTCGGGTTCGGATATGTACCACTCAGATCGCCGCCCGCCGGACCGGTAGGCGGCTCCGGCTCTCCGACAAGAGTGTTCAGGGCGATGGTTACCTGCTGAGCGATTGAATTCAGCGCAGCCTGGATCTGCTCAGGAGGAACGTCTGTTCCCGCGGCGCGAACCTGCGGCGGGATGATCAGGAACTGGTCAGACATCTAGTGCCTCCAGGCGTTGCCGTGTGCTGGGATAGAGAGGACCAGAGGTCTGCGGGAAGCGTCTCAGGAACGAACGGAGGCCTGCGCCGTGACCGCGTGCGCGGGCGTAATCATCGGCGGCGAATTCCTGTTCACGGCAACGCTCGAACACCCATTGCGAACGGAACACGATCTGCAACGACAGAACCCACCAGAGGCGGCGCAGCGCGTCCCGGTTAGCAAGGTGTCCACGCTCGTGCATGAGCACGGCGGACTTCTCCGCGTCGCTCAGGCGTGCGAAGAAATCTCCGGTCTGGATCGTTCCCCACGGCGTGCACCGCGCAACGAAGCGTTTCATCGCGGCTCCGCTGTCGGTGACTGGAGTTGGTCCGGGTGGATCATGCCGGCCGGACCTTGCGGGCGAGGCAATCCAGGCTGCGCGCCGGGCCGTGGTGTACCTGCGACTCCTGGAGCCGCACCACCCGGCACGCCCGGTTGCCCCTGCGGCTTCGGCATGGATGCCTGCAACTTCGCCTGCATGGCCTGCTGATGCTGCTGGATGTGCGCGCGGAAAAGTCCTGCCTGATCACCGGTCATCTGCGCCGCCATCAGGTGCGACTGAATGTGCCGGCGGTCATCGTCCGCCTGATGGATCTCAGCCATGAGGCCGTTGTGCATCATCAGGTTTTCATCGTCGGGCTCGACGTGGAAGAGATTGCGTTCGTCGATCAGGATCCGAGGCGCTACCTCGGGACCAAAAATCTGTTCCGTGCCGAATTCGAGAATTGGCCCGATATTGAGGCGCCGGCCGTCGAGCTGCTGCGGCGGAATTCCCCGCAACACGTTCATCCAGGCAATCATCTGCTGCATGCGCTGCATGTTGTTCTGGTACGACGTGCCGCACCAGCGGAAGAAGAAGCGTTCGCCGAACGCCTGAACAGGGATCTCCTGCAGGTTCGCGCGCGCGCCGACTTCGCCCAGTACTTCGACCGTGATTTCCTTCGTGCGGAACTGCCGGTCAAGCTCGAACATCCATTCAAGCAACGGATTGAGAATGACGTCCTCATACCGCTTCGCATGATCGATGATGTTCGACTCCTGCGCCTGCGCCATGGCGGCCATCATTGCCTGATTCTTTCTTCCCTGCGGTGCCTTGCCGAGCATGGCGTCATTGACGTCCATAGACTCGTTGATTTCCTGCTTGATCGCCTGGCAGAGCGCTACGGCATCCTTATAGATCGCCGGGAACTGGGAGAACCGCGTCTTCGCTGGGTCGGTAAGCCAGACTGCTGCGAGACCCATCACCATGCTCTGATAGTTGGGGTTGGACAGAGGGTCGGTCATCACGATAGGCAGAAGCGCATATTGCGCGCTGTCCTGACCCATGTTCCAGTAGTCGTTCAGGTTCCATTGCAGGAACTTGACCGCTTCAACCATCGAAACGCCAAACGCCGAACCCTGAATACGCTCGATCGGCGCCGAGAGAATCGGCCGTTTTCCAGACCAAAATGGATTGCGGATAATGCCAAGAATTTCTTCCGCGCCCGCGTAATAGACGAAGCACGGTTCTTTTCCGTTGCCCAGGTCGAGATTCGTGTGAACTTCATAGATCAGCGCGTATTTGTAGGTGCCTTCGGTGCGGATGCCCGCGTCGCCTGTCCGCTTCTTCGGCGAGACGTACTTTTCGCGTCTCTTGCTGGGCTGCGCCATCCGTTCGATGATGTCTTTTGCGGTGTGACCGACGAACACGCCTTCATCGACGAATTGCTGGATGGCGTCGCTCGACATGCGCAGTTTGATCGCCGTGGCGGTCGCTTTCTGGATGTCGTTGCATGTCGGCGGATACACGGCCAGATCCTCGGTCGCAAACGGCACAACGTCCGGACCTTCCTCTATCACCTCTTTCGGGTCTTTCTCCCACTCCCATTCGTCCTTGTCGATCGTAACGTCCTCGACCGTGACGCCCAGCTGGTCGTCCTCAAGGATGGGCGGCTTCTGCACGAGTTCCGTGACCTTGCGGTACGTCTTCGTCCAGTCAATGTACAAATTCCATTGCCCTGTCACGTCACCGGCAATCAGGTCGGCGCGCACCACGTCGCGAAGATTCGCGCTGCGGATGTAATGTTCGAGCAGACTGACCTGGGCAAAAGGGATATTGCCATCGGGGCCAGTGGCGCCGACGTGCTTGTGATTGACCGGGAACAGTTGCGCGAGCGTGCGCTTCATGCGCGCCTTGATGGCGTTGCGCACTGCGGGGATGTAGCACTGACTGTTGCCCGAGTACTGCGCGTTCTCGTCGGGCTGCGCATTGAAGATCGACCAGTACTCCTCGATCCGGTCCATCTGTTCCTGCTTGTTCTCGAAGCACTTCGCGATCTTCGTGTAGAGCTTCGCGGCTTCTGCATATACATCGGAGTCGGGCTGGTCGGCCCAGTTCTCCAACTCTTCGCCGGTCTTTTCAGCGTCGAGAGCCCGCGAGTCCAGTGTTTCGACTGCGGGCTTTTCTTCCTGCTTTTTCTCTCTTTTCGCGCGGGCCATCAGCCGATAACCTTGCCTGCGAGCTTCTTCCGGAGAGATGAGCCGGTGTTGCGATCGCGCGGCGTGCGCGCCGGCTTATCGTCCGGCTCGGGCTTCTTCGGCGTCTTGCCGTAGAAGCTGCGCATATCGCGGGACTCTGAGCGGGTCTCGCCCTTGCCTGCGTCGCCTTTCCCGAATCGCTTTTTCATGATCAAAGCCCACTCTTGCCCATCTTTTCACGCATCGGGCCGCCCTTCAGGCGTTCACCGACTTTCTCCGGCTTGCCATGCGCGCCGCCTTGCTGCTTGCCCTGGTAGAAGCTGGTCGGACTTTGGGACGGTGCTTTGGGCGTGTTCGATTTCGAGATAGCCATGTTCATTTCCTCGGCAGAGACGTTAGATAGGAAGCGCCCTGCGGGTTGACCGCGGTGTGAACGCCGTCGGGAATGACGTCGTTGCGCTGCGAACTGATCACGTAGGTGGCCGATTCCAGACCTTCCATCAAGGTGCGGTGTGGACCAGTCTCAGGGAGGCTATCTTTATTTCCTGTGCGATTCACCGGGTAGTTGTAGCCACCCGCCAGTGCGTTCAGCGTGTGCGTTGCTCCGGAGTCCACAAGAAACAGTCTCTTTCCGCGCGACTCGGTGCGGATCATCGGCGACAGCGCGCCACGTGAGACGTTGACGTAGCCGCCGCGCATCGGATGAAGTTTCGACGCGCGCAATGCGGGGACGATCTGCATGCGGTCGGACTGGTCCAGAATGTCGCCCGGCAGCCATGCGGTCACACGCGCACGCGGAAACGCAGCGCGCACAAGCTGAGCAATATCGGGCACAGCCTGGGCAGGCGGAACAGGCGAGATCCAGTCCGCGACGACGACCATGCGCTCACCTTCGATGCAGATCAGAGCCGCGGTCGTTTCGGCGCCGGCCGCATTGAACGCGAGCGCCATCGCGTGATGCGCGGAAGGCTCGTAACCGTCGATCAGGTTCCACACACCGAATTCTTCGTACACAGCCGCCCCCGAGAAAACACGCTGGAAGTAAGCGAGCGCGTTCAGGATGTCGCGCTTGCCAGATGGGAAGTTCAGGATTTCGGCGACAAGCTTCGGGTGTGCGCCCTTCCCGCCGACGAGCACGATGTCACCCGCGTCGAAAAACGGCTGAAGACCCATGATGAATTGCTCTTTGTCGCGGTCCTGCGGAGCGGAAAGAGGTTTCAGCGCCAACGTCACACCGCGGCGAAGCATTTCCGCGCGCATCGGCTGAAGCAGCCACTCGTCGAGTGAGTTTTTCTCGATCGCCACTGCGGCGTTATTGAATCGCCGGGAGGTCGTGAACACGTCTTCGATGATCTCGTTCGGCTTCCAGAACTCGCCCGATGACGCATGCACATAGATCGTGGTACCAATCCGGCTGAGCACCACGCGGCCGGTGCGGTCGCTTTTCTTCACATCGACCGTTCGCGCCGGATCGGTGATCACCACCTTGGGCATCCATGGAGCAGGATCAAGCGGCGTTTCCCGAATCTGGTCCGACTCGAACGGCTTATCCTGCGAGCCTATCGCCATCAGCATGTATTCCTGCATGAAGCCGCGCAGCTGGCCGGCGCGCTCCATCTCGTCGCGCTTCTGGCGAATCCATTCCATCGGATAGCGGTCGGGCCACGTCGCATCAGTCGCCGGGTCGTCAATGTCACCGTTGCAGATCGGGTAGCGGCGAGACGTCCAGTCCGGGTTGTCACGAAGACGAGTGATCATGCAGTCTTCGGCCAGAGGGGTTCCGGTGATCCGAACCTTGCCCTTGACCTTGTCCATCGCCGGGATCAGTTCGAGGTAGATCTTCCGCATCGACGCATCGACTGCGGCTTTATCCTTCACCCGCTCCTTGTTTTCGATGTCGTCGAGATAGGCCCGATCCGGCCGGGCATCGCGCCACTTGAAGCCGCGGAACTCTTCTTCCCAGCCGTGAGCCTCCAGCAGAACCCCGTTGGAGAGTTCCATCTGGTGCTCATTCCACACCCTGCCCGCCTGCTTCAGACGTCCGAACAGCCCCTGCAACTTCATGTTGCGCGTGGCTTCGAACTTGATAGCCTCCAGACGCTGGCAAGCCTTCGTGTAGGTCTCGCCGATGATCAGGCAGTACCCGAAGTTTCCAAAGCACGCTTCGATCAGAAGATGCTCCTCCGAGAGCGTGGACTTAGCCCCTTCCCGGAATGCCTCGATCAGCACCCACTCGTCGGCGCATCTCCACAGGTCCATCACCTCGACGTGGAACCTGGGCGATGCCTGCGGATGCCGATGCGGAAACAGCATCGCCGAGCCTAGCGCGCGGTCGTCCGAGATCGTTTTGAGCAGTGCTGCGTTCGTCAGGGCCATGCCATCCTCCATTGCGGAGGATCATCGGTATTTTTCCTGAATACGGACGAAAAAAAACCCGCCGGAGCGGGGTTCTTAGAAGGAGGCTCTAGGCCGGTGACTGGATCAAGTCCTCGCGCAGATCCATAACCTGCGCAAAGCAGCGCTGCCACCATCGGATTTTCGCCATGTCTTTCGCTGAATATCCTTCAGACCGCATTTGCTCGTTGTGGCACAGACAGTCAAGTACTCGCAGGACCGGCGGTTCATCGGCCTCGATCACAAGCCGTTTTTCCGCGCTGCTCTTGAGAGCTTCCTCTGTTGGCTGACCGAGCATTTGACTTTCCAGCTCAGTAAACTTTCGCGCCAAGTCGTGATGCGCGCGAGCGCGCTGCGCCGATCCAAATACAAGATTAACCGCGGACAGCACTGTCACGAGCCCGGAGGACACGAGCGCCAACGCGTGATAGTCCTTGTCAAGTACGCCGTAAATTGCCGCCGAGCCAAAGATCAACGAAACCACGTTGCCAAGTTGGTCGCATCGGTCAAAAAAGCCACGCCGCCGCTGGTGATAGCGGATAGATCGTCGGATGCCGAAAAGCAGATGGTACCAACGATCATCTAAGCTCGAAACATCGGACATATCGCTCATTTGGTGGGCTTCTTGCCGCGATCGGGTGGGGAAAGAGTATCACGGATAATCGGACGCTCGATTTCTCGGCGATACCTTTCCGAAATTGACTCGTGCGCCGGAACCCAGCGCTTCATGGAGTCGCCGTCACGTGTGGGGGTGGGCTTAATCGAGCCCTTTCTACTCTTGTCGTTCATTTGCGCGGGGTCTAAGTTGCAGTTTTTTGTTAATTATCCGACGGGGCCACATCGCGAGGTCTACTGCGGAAGCGGCCTGTTGCCCTAGTGCGCCGGTAATGTCCAGGCGCCATGATAGCAATCACCCGACGTTTTTTGGGTGCACGGATTAGAGAGTGGGTCTCCGAAAATTGGTTACCCCCGTCCGTGGGTCCCCGGGTGGTCCCAGAGTTGAGAATTGTTCTTATTATCCGGTGAAATCGGCCTCGTATCGCAGCGAAAAAGTGATCATATCCATTATGTCAAATTGGTGTGCACCGCACCAAGCGTTAATAATCAATGACTTATACGATTCGACGCGTCTGATAATCTCCGTTTCGCCCTGATCGCACTGCAACATCGATGCAATGTTGTGAGTCTGTAATGTGACGTCAGAGCTGTGAAAACAGCGATTTTGGCGTCGAAATGGATGTTTCGGAGGCGCGGGCGACACCCGAAACCGCCACCTTTCCCTCCTTTCTTTATCCTCGTCTGAGCCTTTCCTCGCGCGTGCGTGCGCGTGAGCTTGCAGCAGTTGGATTGTTCACTGCTGTGGCGTACATTGCGGTTCGCGATCGGCTGATCGTTTTATCCACTACTCCGGAGATCCTGCAATGGACGAGAACTATGAGAGATTGAAAGCCCGCGTTGATGCGCTCGAACTGGCCGTTCTGGCAATTAGCGAAACGCATCGCGATCTGCTGCCAAACCTCGGAATGGTCTTTCATCGGGAGTACAACGAGGCAGTCCGCCAGGAATCAGTACCGCACGTAGTCGACCTGACGAGAATTCAATCGCAGCCACGGCCGCCCCGCAACAGATTGGCCGAGAAAATTCGAGTTGAAGTGTTTCGACGTTTCGCGCGTTTGTTCGAAGCCGACGTCTGAACTACTGACTCTGCATCAATGCACCGGCGCGAATCCGAGCAGATTGACGCGGTTCTCAATGATCCAGTCGTCTCGGGTTTCGTAGCCGGTGACGCTGGCCATGTGATCGGCCAGCTGCTCGATTGTTGGATTGGTCGGGGATCGCATGTATCCCCACGGCTCTTCACGTTCGGGTGAGACGATAGCGTAGGTGATCATTATGTCTCCGAGGGGGCTTCGATTGAGGTGTGACCTTCTGCTGAGGGTGTGACTTCCCACCCGCTAAAAAAAGCGGTGCTTAAGTCGCGGGCGGTATATCCGGATTCGTCGACCTGCTGCGCCTTTGTGCGTTCAGCCATTCCGGTCGGTCGTGACGGGGCTTCTCCGCCATTCATCCACGTTTATTGAGCCGGCGCGACACCGGTGAGTCTCAGGGCTGGGCTAATGGCCCCCGCTCGGCGTTTTTTACTTGAGCGCTTTGCCTATTCGCGCTGGCCTTGTCCGGATAGCGTCTGATCGCCTCGACAAGCCTTTCGTCCGCCTTCTTCACGCACGCGTCACACCACAACGGCTCGCGCCGCCGCACCATGGCGATCGTGGTTATTTGCCATTCGTTCTGGCAGTACGGGCAGATGACGGAATCAGGTCTCATCGAAAAAGAGCCCGAACTGGTCGGGCTAAAACCACACGCCGCAGGACAAAACAGAATCAATCTAAGAGTTTTTCCTGATTAACTGTTGGCGCACGGCCTGTATTCTCTGCCTCAACTTTTTTCTTCGACGGCCGTTAGCCTGATCATGGACAAGATCGCCGCTCAGAAACTCATGGCGTCGGCCGATGCTACGGCTGACGCGATCATCACAGCCCGTCACGGGTATTTCGACATCCTCGATCCCGCGTTGGGGGCTGAGTACGACCGCATCGTGTACGGCATCCTCGCGGAAGAGATTCCTGACATGATCCTGGCGGATTTCATGGCGTTGCTCTGGTAACAAGATCGCGCGCTCATCTCAGACACTCAGGCTGCCGTCGTTGCGGCCGTAGGGCTTTTCATGGCCTCAAATACCGTCGCCCAGGCCAAGGCATTCTTCGACTCGGCGAGCATCGCAGCTGAGACCAGCGTTATCGCGCGATACGGGCATTTCGATGTCTTTAAAGACAAGCACTGCGCCGCCTACGATACCGCGCTGTTCCCGTTGCTGGCCGAGTACTTCGGCGAAATGAGCTTGACCGAGATCCTGGACATTGTCACCACGCTCTGCGGATGATCTGGTTCATGATGTCGCAGAGTTCCTTCGCGCTGGGCGCCTCGGGAAGGGCCGTTCTCGCCGATGGAAGCGGCTTCCCTGTTGTGACGTATGTCCAGGGTCGCGGACCGAGTGAGTTCCGCTGACGGCTCATTGCCCGTGGTCCGCGCTTTACATAGCCTTCGTCGATAAGCAGCTTCAGACATTTGCAGGCGCAACTGACCGTTACCGACGCCCGCATCGATAGCTGGTCCTGTGTCATCGGTCCCGCCAGCGTCAGCATCTCGCAAATCAAACGGCTGCTTGACCCCTCGCGATGCAGTTCTCTCTGGATTGGCATGTCATGTCCCCGGCAGAGTCTTATCGTTTGACCTGTTTCATGTGCTTCAGAATGGGCAGTCATCCGACACCGCTGACTGACAGGCGGCGTAGCGCTCGATCTCTTCCTGAGTAGGCAGCGGAATGGCACACCAACTTCCGTATCCGTAAGGTTCGACATACCAGCCTCGTCGATGAAGCCACGCGGCGAATCCGGAATGCACGCCGTCGTCGTGCGTTTCAACTCCTGCGTAGTCATCGAAAATTGGAAGTCCGTCCGGCATCGTGGTCGATGGATCGGCTCTCATAGCGACACCAACTAACTCGGTAGAGAACGGATAGTCGAATTCGACATTGAGTTTGGGAAACGTTGCTCGCAGATCTCGGATCAGTTGCTGCTCGTTCATGGTCATGCCCTCGCACCGGCGGCAATCAGCGCGTGCCGCACTTCCTGGATCGTTCCCGCAAGCGTCTCGGCGTGATAGCGCGCTCGGTAGTGGTCATCGACCTCACCCGTCCGCTCACGTACGTCCGCGGGAGATTCCATGACGCGGGTGCACTGCGCGGCCGTTGCCCGGAACACGCGCCAACCCATTTGCTTTAGCCAGTGATCAACGCGTAGCGAGTCCTCATCGTCGCCGCATTGAAGTGCGACCTTGGCTTGCGGATTGCCGAAGCTAACGACGAAATTTCCAACCGGAAGCCGGGGCCACAGCGGCAATCCCGCAGAGCGAATGTCCTGCCATGCGCCGAACTCCACCGGTGTCAGAACGGATGCCCAGTCCGCAATCTCGTACGGATCGTTGCGTGACCAGTCGCCGACGCCGTCGTCTACCTGGTCCTGAACCGTCGCATAGTTGCGCGCGATCAGTTCATTCTGGACGTCGAGTGCCATATCGCCCGATACACGAAAGAACTCGTATTCAAAGAGCTTCATAACATCCAGCCAGTTGATCGATACAACGCCGTTCACCGGTTCGATTCGCTTCTCCATCATTCATCTCCTGTCTCATGGTGAGGTTTTGCGGGAGCCGTTCGTGGCATCCGCGGAATGTTGTTGTGTTCGCATACGTACCGCCCAACGACCGGGCTATAGCGCAACTCGACCATGCCGATTCGGCCGTTCTGTTTCTTCCGGACCTTCTGGACGTGGATCTGCACAAGCGCGCCGTTGTCTGGCTGATCGCGGTGGACGGTGATGCAGTTGTCGGCCTTGTTGCGCCAGTGCGCCGAGCCGGCCACGTCGTATGGCGTCGGAATCGGATACACGCCTTCTTCTTTCCGTAGGATTCGTGGGTGCGCCACGATCCAGACGTGCACGCCGTTCTCGCGCGCAAACTTCCGAATGCGAGACAGAGACTGCGAGATGTATTCGGTTTCAGTAAGTGCAGCCGGACGCATGTGATCGACCTCGTTCCACGGATCGATGATCAGCCCGCGGATACCTTTGCTTTTGACGAGCGACTGCCCGATCGACAACAGACTTTCGATCGTCGGGCTTTCCGGCAGCACGAACGTGAAATGCTCTGCGATCCAGTCCATCGCCTGTTCGTGCTCCGCCGCTGTCATCCGCTCGGTCGGCCCCTGCTCTGCCGGCTTGCCGATGTACTTTTCCGCCAGCTTGTCCGCGTGGTATTCGAGTGGCTGGTTTTCGGGAGAGAACACGCCGAAAGTCCAACCGTGCTCGCGCGCGAGGTTCACTGCCAGCGCATCGAGCCATTCGCTTTTCCCCGCGCCGGGAATGCCCGTCACCAGCGTCCATTCACCAGTCATCACGCGGTAATGCGAATCAACGCTAGTCCAACCGGTGGAAATGCCGCGAGGCGCTCCGTGCTCAAACCGGTCCCGCATCGATTGCCGGAAATCGTCGACCGTGTACGTGCCTTCGACAGGCAGTGGGCGAGCGTTGCTGATGCAATCTCCGACGACCTCGGGGCCGTGCTTTAGAAGAACTTCGTTCGCGTCCTTGCAACCGGCAGGCCATTGCACGACCAGGCATTTCTCGCGGCCCAGCCTACGCACCAACTCTTCCTGCAGACGCACGCCGGGCGCGTCTGAATCAACGGCGATCACGTGTGCCTGCACAGCATCGATCACAGGATCGAGCAGAAAGTCGAACTTGCGGGCGTACTCGCGTGAGTCGGGCGCCGGCGCGCCGTCAGGCACAGACACACAGCTCGTCACGCCTGCCATCTCAAGCGAGAGCTTGTCGACTTCGCCCTCCACCCAGACCAGACATCCGGGGTTAATGTCGTTCAGTCCGTACAGTATCCGTTCGGCGCCTCCCGCGAGGCGGAACAACTTGTCCTTGGTCCGGTACTTGACGTTGACGACCTCGTCGCCGCGGTAGTACGGAAACAGGATGCAATCCCGCTCTTCCTCAACCTGTGGGAAATAGGCCGTGCCCTTCGCGATGTGATTGCGCGCAACGACTTCGGCGCTAATGCCGCGCGTTGCAAACCAACCGAGCGTGCCATCAGGAACTTGCTCAGGTGCAACAAACGCCGGCTTGGAGTAGGCCTTCCGGATCTCGGGTTTCTGCCACTCGCCGCCCTTCAACGTGCCACTCCAGCCGCAATGCCAGCAGTTCCATACGCCCTTGTCGGTATTCACGTTGAGGCACGGATAAGCCTTTTTCTTCCGATGTGGTGAACACTGCGGGCATGTCACCTTCACCTCGATGCCAGATTTCGTTCCAAGGTCGATGCCAAAGTCGCCGAATGTTTTCATGATCACCACGCGAGTTCTGTTGTCTTCGCGCGCTGATCGCGACCGAGCTTCGCCCAGTCATCGCGGACCGCGTTTTCGAACGCCGAGTCCCAATCCACGTACTTGTACCCTTTCGCTTTCGCCGTTCCGACGAAGTGCTCGAAGCGCTCTTCGAGGCGGCCATGTCCCTTTTCCGCCGCCCATTCGCGTACCCGTTCGCTGATGGCGAAATTTTCAGGAAGGGGGACCTTTATAGATTTAGGTTTACTTCCTGGTTTAACTTCCTGGTTTGTAGTGCTGTCAGCACCCACCCCTCCCTGCTGTGAGCACCCACCCTCAGTGGTGTCAGCACCTACCCCTGGGTGCTGTGAGCACCTACCGTGGGTGCTGTCAGCATCCACCCCCTGGGTGCTATCAGCACCTACTACCCCTACCGATGACCCCACCTTGAGCGTGTACTGATTGGGCAGGTTGACGCCGTTGCTCGACTGACGACGCACCTCAATTAAGCCTTTCTCGGCGAGTTCGGCGATTGCCCGTTTCACGGAATCTTTGCTCATGCCGCATTCCTTGGCGAGCCGATCGTGAGACGGGTCGCAACGTCGTGTGTGCTGGTTGGTGCAGTTGGCCAGCATCAGCAGAACGAGCTTCTGCAAGGCGGGTAGTTCCTGCTCGACGGCCCATGTCATTGCCTGGAAGCTCATCGCATGGACTCCTGCAACGCGAGTTCCATCGCGAGCCGCTGGTTGGGGCTACGTGCATGGATTTCCTGCCGCATCGCGTGGCAACAGACGCGCCGCCAGAGGGGCGTGGCGCCGTCGGCACACATGAGATTGCCAAGCGCGGAAATGCGTAACTCACGTTCGTAGTCGGCGCGAGCTTGCCCGGTGATCTCGACAGACTCAGCCTGTCGGACAGACCACACGTCGAGACGCGGCCGAGCGACTGCGAGGGGCGCGCGCACGCGTTCCTGAAGGGTCGTCATATCGGACCTCAGGCGGCGTCTTGCTTGTAGTTCAGCGGGTCGGCGAGGAATCGATGGACGTCCTCGTTACGGTACGCCGCGCAGGTCTTAGAGAAGTACGTCGGCTGCGGCGCCTTGCCGGCACGAACAAGTTTGCGCCAGGTCTCGCGGCCCATCGGAACGAAAGGAGCAATCTGAGTCCACCGGGAGAAGCCAATTGATGGCAGGACCGGGACAGCCGGAACATCACCCGGCTTGGAATGGGGGAAGTTTTTCATTCGACTCACACCTTGGTGTTGTTTGGTGAGTCGATGCTATGGGTTGTGAGGAGGGTTAGAGCAACACCCTAAGGGCTCAGGGTACCCTGAGGGTGGATGCCTATTTGACGCTCCGGTCAACAGGACAGGCGACCTTTTCGACGGCGCTCGCGTTCGCGCCGGATATCCCAGGTTGGCGCTCACGTATCCACTCAAGAATGATGTCTTGAGACGTCCAAGTGGCCCTGTCGGTCGGATCGAAGTTGTTTGACCAGAAACGCTTCTGCACCTCCACTGCGAGCGCCATGAGGTGGCCTAGCGGTTGCACCGGATCGATTACCCCTGAGGACGGCTCATCGTCGGCCGCTTTCGTTGACGACTCGGCCGGATCTACGTGAAATCCTCGACTCTCAACCCACTGGAGCCAATCTGGCTGAAAACCTTTTGAAGCGAGCCATTTGACAAAAAAACGCCAGTTCTCCCTTGTTGGACGATCTGCACTGTTCCACATACGTATCAGCCGTTTCAACGCGCGCCGCGCATCCTGGAGCATCATCAATCGGTAGTAAGTCCAGTGCTCCGTCAGATCTTCGAATGTCGAGGACATGTCCAGCCCGTCCAAACGAGTTCCTAACTCAAAGTTATCCCCTTCGTTGAGCACCTCGGGCACTCCAACCGGTGGTTGAAACCCGACAAGAAGGTACAGGGCTTGGCTGGGCGTCCAATTGTCCATGCCAAGCCAGTCGAGGATAAGATACGGCTCCGCCTCTCCGTTGATCCACCGCTCCAATCGGAGCGCTTTACGCATCACGGACCGCTCGACGAAACCAAGCTCCATATCTCGTCGCCTGCGTGCTTCTCGAACCTTGAACTTAAAGGTCTCTAAATGGGATGCATATCGATTGTTGATGACTTGCTTTTTGTTCTCAATCAACTTCGATGCATCAATCGCAAATCGGCGTCCTGAGCTCCCGCTTGGCGGATGCTCCGGCACACTGACTACCTCTCCGTTATCCATGGTTGCGGCCCCACACACCCTTGATTGTGAACCGCTCCAGCAGGGTAAGGGAACCCTGCCTTCGCCCCGTGGGGCTAGGCGCGGTGAAATTATTATGCCACTCGGTGGTAAGCGGAAATCACCGGAGGCGAGACGTTATCACCCTGACCGTCATTAGTAGGTGATGCGCCATTTCGTCGAACATAGCCTGAACTTCTTCGCGCGAACTTGGCAAGTCGATGTGCCCCGGAGGTTGCGGCGGCCGATAATCGTCCAGTTGATGGACCTCGGCGCGCGGCTGCACGAATGCAGGACCGCGCCTCTTTGCCCTTTTCGCAACGGGAAGGACGTGGACATTGTCATCCATGACCGTTCTCCAAAAGTGAGCGGCAAGCATACAAGGCGTCCCGTGCGGTTTCAATCTGGCCGCGGAGCATCGGCAGAAGATTGTCTAGGAGCGTCTGAAAAGGCTCGATATCTTCTTTGTTCTGCGCGGCATCCTTTGCCCATTGCAACGCATTTACCAGCAGCAAAGCCTCTTCAGAGGCCATCGTCCCTTCGAAAGGATTTGGCGTGGAAGCGACCTGCCGCAAAGGCGAGGCCGGAATATTGACAGGCTTATTCATGACGCGACCTCTCGGCAGCATCCGCGAGATCCCTCAGACTCATTGCCAGTTGCTCCATCTCGTCGCGCACATCCACAAGCGTACAACGCGTGGGAAGCGCGCCGGCTGCATCGTCCGGCAACGCTTCGACCATGAAGGCGACCACGTTGTGAACCTTCCACGTAGCGCGCGATTTCTGCTCCAGTACCTTCCCGAATCGTTCCAGAGAAGCGCGGTCGCTCGCAGAAGCGACAAACTCGCGCACGCCCGCCTCGAACTGCCTCATCATTGAATCAAGGAGCTGTCCGAATTCCTCCTCCGACTGACTGCACGCGTTCGGGATATTTTCGTTCATCCATCCGGTCCAGAGGCTTAGGAGCACTTCAGAAACGGCGTCGGAGTCGAGAAGGATCCCACGGCCGGCAGCATGCGCGCGGTCAAGCGCTTCGTCTCGCGGAAGGGATGCCAGATTTACAAGTGGTTGTTTGCTTTGCTCAGAACGAACTGATGCTGTAGAGGACATGACTTGGACTCCTACGTTTAGTAAGAGCCTGCCACTCCGTTTCCAGGCGGGGTGGGCAGGCACATGGCGGGGCTGGAAAACCGGAACGTAGGAACCGGCGAGCGCGAGCGCTCCCCCACCATGGCCCGCCCATAGAAGGGCGCGAGCGATGATACTACGGACGAAAAAATACCGCCATGTGGCGGTCGTCCGCCTACGCTATTCCGGGTTTCCAGGCCCGATCGCTATTGTCTCAGCGACGCCTAAAGATTAGTTGTACGGGGCACCTTCGTCAAGCGACATTTCCGGAAATCGTGCACTGTTGCAAGATGCGAGCAATTCCCCTGGGAGAACGCTATGGCCGCCTCAATGCAGCAACTTCTGGACATCGCGAATCGGATCAAGCGTGAAAGCGAAGAGTTAGTGCGAGAGATTGAAGCACTGTCTCGATCGCAGAACGTCGATATGGTTGCCACGCGTACCGAAGAGGAAATCCTGACAATGGCCGGGCGCGCGGTGGACCTGTACGAAGCCCAGAGCCCACGTCCCGTACATTTGACAATCAAGCAAGCGGCCACAATGCTCAACGTCAGTTCGCCAACGGTGAGCAAGATGCTGAAGTCAGGTCAGTTGCGGTTTAATCGCTGCGGCAGGATTCCCATCGAACAGATAGACCTCGCAATCGCTTTATCGCGAAAGAAGTACGAATGAACGGCCGATGAAGCATTCACTCCGCCTTTCGCTGCCAAGTCGGACTTGGCTCGACATTAATCATTCATGCTCCGCCAATTTCGAAAGATGGGCCAGTTCGAGGACAGCTGCCGAACGACGCGCTTCGAGATAGGCGGCGAGATCTTCGACATACACGAACATAGCTGACTTCTGCGATCGATCAGCTCGAATGATCGGAAAATCGAAATCGCTTGCCCGTGCGCGACGATTGAAAGTGTCCTCGGAGAGGTGGGGAAAGAAGTGCACTCGCACCGTCTCAATTGGCAAAAGTGGGGCGTTAAACTGCGCTTCAAGCCGCTTAGTGAGGTATGTCATCAACGATCCTTGCCTGTCGCATATTTCGGATCTAGATTGTGCACCTAGAGGATCTTCCAGCGCCCATATGGGCGGCGTTCGCCAGGCCAGTATTCATTGAGGTTTTAACCGATGCGACCAAACCTTGACGACGAATCCCGCGCCGAACTGCTCTGCGATCTCGTGGTAGCGCAACTTGTCGCTCGCGCCCGCACGGGAGGCTGGTTGCGCAGTGACCACTTCGTCGAGTCCCTGAACATCTGGTTGAATGCGAACAGCGCACAGGCCGACTGGCTGGAGCGGATGTACGTGAAATTCCTGTCGGAAACGCTGGCTTTAGACCATGCCAACTCACCGCATCTCGCGGACGAAAGCCAACTCGCCCGACTGTTCACAGACGGCTGGCGCCTAGATTACACGTCGCAAGTCGTCGAGGGTATTCATAAGCTATGCGCCGACGCCCTGCGTTACAGGTAGCGCGTTCCGCGCTCTGCAGAGATCCAGTGTTCGCTGACCGATGACGAGGCCGCGATCCTACAAAGCTATTTGTTGAAGCGAGCGGCGGCCAGCATGCTTGCCAGCATGGTCTGATGCGGATGCCGGCGGCACGGCGCCGGCGATGTCTTCTCTATCTACGCATAGACGTGCAAGTTTGCGGCGCATCGAACGCTTGCGGTCGGCAACCCATCGCTGCACAATCCGGCAGTCAAAGGGAACACTAATGAAAATCAAAATAGCCTTGGCAGCACTGACCATGCTCGCCGCATGCACCACCATATCCGACGTCACGCCGGCCGGGGACGGCCGTTTTACCGTCACTACCCAGGTCCGAGGCGGCATGACGCCATGGGGCGAAATCAAAGCGACGAGCCTGAAGCGCGCTGACGAGTACTGCAGCCATCAAGGCAAGCAGATGCACCAAGTCGATATGCAGACGCATGGCGTCCGCGGGTGGACGCCGCAGGAAGCGGAATTAGTATTTTCCTGCGTTGCTTCCTGAGGTCAGGCTGCCGGAAAACCGCCTTGCAGCAGGGGCTTTTAATGTCAAGGCTTGGTTCCCCCGGGCACGAAAGCGCTAGCCATCGCCGCAGCTCCCTGACAGGTCTTCATTACTCGGTCAAAGCTGGAGCCGTCAGAATATGGGTTTCGCTGCATATCTAGCGCGGCCTTCATGGCCTCGCTTTCGCACCGTTGTTCTGCTGGCAGAATCACGCCGAACAAGGTCCCGGCGTAAAAGAGCGTGGCCATCTGATACACCACATAAGTTGCAGCAACCGCACCGCCAATCGCCTTCCACATGTCACTCTCCGAGTTAGAGACATCGACTGGGTTAACGGCCTCACCGTGCCAAACTTGACGGTAGCCAGGGAAGAAATTCGGGACGTAAATGAACAGAGCCCCGACCTCCGCAAGCGGCCTCGAAGATGAAGCGCGCACGGAACCGCTCGGTTGCATCACGCTACGTTTTTAGCGAAAGACACGAATGCGTAAGTCGGAATCCGGGTAGCGACCGTCGCCTGAGTGGAAGCGCTGATGGGAGCCGGGTCAGGCCCAGCGCATGCGCTATATACTGTACATCCATACAGTATCTTGACCATGCCTCATCTCGACCCATACGGGAAGCCGCGCCCTTGCGTCGGGTGCGAACACTTCGCGGAGTTTCGCTCAGGCGGCTCGATCGTTCTTTGTGTGCGCGGCGGTCGCGAGCAGGTTAATGCGCAGCCGGCGCAAGGTTGCGTCTATTGGGTTCGTGCGACAGGCGCCGACGACGAAGCTACCACCTCGCACTGGGGTGCGATAATCGACCCTAGACAGGGGCGATCATGAAGCGGCTCTACCAGTACAAGGGTTTTCAAATCGACGTCGAAACGGAGCCCGTCTGGAAGCCGAACGACGGGGCTTCGTTGACCGGGCCAGACGGTTATCTGGCCGTCGTGCGCATCAGCACGCAGACCGCGGGCGTCCCACTGTTCGCACCGCTGCGCCTTACGGCAGAACGTTCGAATCCGTTTCCAACGGAAGCTGAAGCACTGATGGCCGGGTATAGCGCCGGCCAGAGGGTGATCGACAACACGGCCACTGCCTGAGGACGACAAATTCCTCTTTGCCCCAAACACTAGCGAATGTGGGCGTCTTGGAATGTAACCGTCGACAATCGCAGAACGTCGTCCAAGACCGTCAGAACGAATGACGATCTGGTCTTGTCCGCAATTTCCTGAAGAGTTTGTCCCGCCAGGACCCCTGTCCGGTAGAGCGTCACGAGCTCGTCCCATTCGACTTCATCGAGCGAAGGTCGGCTAGGCAGAGCGGCGCTGCCACTCGATCTGACAAGTCCCACTGCTTTTTCCGCCAACTCTGCAATTGCACGCGTTTTCGCCAGTTGGAACACAAAGCTCGCACCGCCGGCCGACATATGCTGCTGTACGTAGGTCCGTCGACCGATGGAGTCCGATATGCCGTTGGTCGAAAAAATGAAGAACTCCCCGAAATACTGCGGAAATGTTCCATCCCGATATTCCCCTGCGGATACTGCCACGAAGACTTCGCCCAACGTCGGGAAATACGGCGATGTGAGACGAAACAGCTTCGCAAATTCGTTGTTATTCATGTGGTCTCCTTGGTTGGAGACCACAATATACAGACGAAACTGAAGCTATTGTTCGATCGCGTCGATTCGACCTGCGACACGCTCTGGTGATCCCGCGTCCGATACCAAGCGCATGAAAAAGCCCGCTCGGGGCGGGCATGATGACGCTGTGTGAATCGGTGAGGCCGCCGTTGGTGTCGTACTTCACACCCTGCGAAGGCGAGATAGTTTGAATGTCCGGCGTCCAGCACCGATCCTGGGAATATCCAGGTCAAGGAGAATAATGATGATCGGCCAAGAGTCGAACGCCAGGCTCTGGCTTATATCCAGTGGGCACCGACCCCAATCCCCCGCGCAATTTGACGCCAGAAGTGTACTTCCCATCGAACGAATGGTCGATTGCCCATACGTCCTGCTGGTTAAGCGCATCGTATAACGCCATCTGGCCAGCCACGACTCGCTGGACGGTATCTGGACGCAAGGACACTGCAACGTACCGGACGATGCGATCTCTCATATCAACGGTCGACTCATAAACGAGAAATTGGTCATGAGGTCCGCGGACGGTGAACAGCTTGGGCGCATCGTCCTCCTGAAGGATATCGTCAGCCTCCAAAGTCCCGAACATCCCGGGCTCCGCGAGCACACCATCAGCCGGCCATAACATGATCATCTCCAGTTTCACTTGAACAACGCCGCGCGATCCACACCATCGAAAGGCCACCAAGTGTGATGAGAGTCGGGAGCTCGCCCGTTCGGCGTCGGCTGTACGACCCCATCTGTATCATTAAGTGTGGCTGTTGCAATGTGCGTTCCACCACCCGGATATAATTTTGCGCGGTTTTCAGCGTCCAATCGGTCAGTATATAAGCTCAATCCGTGCGCCAGACATTCCCGGGCCGCGCCCACCTTCCGCCCCATTTCAATGTAGGACAGGAAGTCTTGAGCCGCAGGAGGTGGCCCGGAAGTGGTTCGGTATACCACCAGACCATTCGGAATGTCCGCCCCTAAGGGCGGGCAGCTCGGCGGATAACCCGCAAACGTTGTCATTATTATCGGCCCGTCGTTAGTTTTCTGCAGTATACGAGTTCAAAACGATGTCAAGTGCAGGGTTTTTACTAGGTGTCTCGGAAAACAAACATCTGCTCTTTGACTGCTACGTCCCGCCGCCCCCGCCAAATAGTGACCCCACCAGTGCATCATATTGTGGCGATCTTTCAGGTACTCAGCATGGTTGTATGCCGCCTGTAGCTCGTTGAAACGGTACCGCCGGTACTACACCGCGAGGTTGAGCGCTTGCTCCGGCTCGGATATATTGGTGCCGTGGTCGGCAATGCCGGTCGCCGAGGGCTCCTTTCCCCCGGGCTTAGTTCCCCGGACCGGTTGGGAGCCTTTTGTTTAGGTGATGGTCGTCAACTAGGACGACTCACGGTGACGCGTTCCCGCAACACCAGAATCGCACCCGTACATCCTCAGGAGACAGCTTTTTGGGGTATGGTTGGGGGCATAAAATCATGAAAAACCCAGCAAACGCCCCTCCGAGCTTGACGTATGAATTCTGCCAGGGGACCAACTACCCTTCCAATATTTCCGTCGCCGCGTTCGCCTTCGGTCGGACTGTGCCGGCGAACCTCCGGCACGATCCGGGGATGTTGCCCCAGCACGCTATTGGTTGCACGATTGCAGCCCACGGGGATGACGACAATGAAAATGAAGACCGCCTTGGCAGCGTTGACCATGCTTGCCGCGTGCACCACCATATCCGACGTTACGCCGGCCGGCAACGGTCGCTACATCGTCACTACGCAGGTTCGCGGCGGCATGACGCCGTGGGGCGAAGTAAAGGCATCGAGCCTCAAGCGCGCCGACGAATATTGCCGCCAGCAGGGTCAGCAGATGCATCAGGTCGATATGCAGACGCATGGCGTCCGCGGATGGACACCGCAGGAAGCGGAACTAACGTTTTCCTGCACGTCTAGCTAACGTCGTTTGTGATCGGATGGACCGTGACCAAACATGGGCATCGCTGCGCCACTCACCGCTCACCTGGCTGACGATCCGGATGAACTTCGGCGGATCAACCTCTGACCGACGCGCAACTCACTCGTTATCGAATCTGAGCGTCTTCGAATGTAACCGTCGACATTCGCAGTATGTCGCTCAAGGCATTCATTACGAAGTGAGACCTGGTCTTGTCCGCAACGTCCTGGGGCGCCTTACGGGGTAGAACACCTGCCCGGTAAAGCGCTTCCAACTCCTCCCAATTGACTTCATCAATCGCAGGTCCGCTCCGCAAAGCATTGCTGCCGTTTGATCCCAGACAGTCCGCCGCTTTTTTTGCCAACTCTGCTATCGCACGGGTCTTGGCCAGTCCAAGCGCCTCGTCGCGGAGAATCCTGGCATCGACCAAAAACCGCAGCCCGCAGCGCCACGTCGCCCCGCTCCCCGCTAACCCCGCTTCGGACTATCCAGCCCGCGAACCACCGCCGGCCGGGCGACGAACGCCGCCAGCGCGCGCTGAACGTTGGGAAAATCCTGAATCGCGACGAGCTCGCCGGCTTCATAGAAACCGATCAGATTGCGCACCCACGGAAACGTCGCAATATCCGCAATCGAGTACTGATCGCCGAGAATCCACTCGCGTCCTTCCAGACGCTGCTCCAGCACGCCGAGCAGGCGCTTCGATTCGGCGACGTAGCGATCGCGCGGACGCTTGTCCTCGTACTCCTTGCCCGCGAATTTGTGGAAGAAGCCGAGCTGGCCGAACATCGGACCGATGCCGCCCATCTGGAACATGACCCACTGAATGGCCTCGTAACGGCCGGCGGCGTCCTGCGGAATCAACTGCCCGGTTTTGTCCGCGAGATAGATCAGGATCGCGCCGGATTCGAAGAGCGGCAGCGGCTTGCCGTCCGGCCCGTTCGGATCGATGATCGCCGGAATCTTGTTGTTCGGGTTGAGCGACATGAACTCGGGCGTCAACTGATCGTTGGTGTCGAAGCGCACCGGATGCGGCTCATACGGCAAGCCGGTTTCCTCGAGCATGATCGACACTTTCACGCCGTTGGGCGTCGGCAGCGAATAGAGCTGCAGGCGCTCGGGATGCGCGGCGGGCCATTTCTTCGTGATCGGGAATGCGGACAGATCTGTCAT